ATAAATCAAATAGAGATTATGTGATTACTGATAAAGGTGATAAACAATGGTATTATAATAAACTTAAAGAATGTTGTGTTGGGTTTTCTCCTAAACAAACTTATGGTGGTTGGAGTGTTGCTACTACAGACGGCATGATGAATGGTGTACCTTACATTATGTACAATGACACATACTATAAAGAATTAAATCCTAGTGCAGATTTCTTTACTACTGATGATGATGCTTTAAAACTATTCAATGATTATCTAGATACAGATATTAGAAATGTAAAGGCAAAAGAATCACTAGAACACCTACACAAAAATCTCATATATAAAGATAAGATGGTTGACATGAATGACTATATGAATGATTTACTATCAAAGCAAAAAGTAATGGGCAATAGTGAAAAGTTAAAAGAGATTATTGGTTGGATTAAGGATAATAAATCTATGACTAAAAAAGAAATAATGTTAAAACTTGGTTGGGGTAGAGGTATTAAGTGGACACCATATCGCCGTGCCTTGATGAATCATCCTAATATCTATGATGAAAATAATTCAGAGCCAACATATAACTGGAAAACTTAATAGAATAACGCTTGACAAAAGATGATATATATAGTATAATGATAAGTGTTTACAGAAGAACTATTAATGGTAAAAAAGGTGATTGGGTGCTTGATTCTATCTATGCTGACGGCTGTGAAGGTGGTGAGTATAGAGAAAAAGAGTACGGCAATAACTTTTTAGAAGCTAATGGTAATAGTGATGAACGAGTTGAATATAAAATTGAGGTAACTAACAATGAGTGATTTTTTAAAAGATATTATAAAAGAAACAGGTAATGAATATGCTAGTCTAGTATCAGATGGTGCATCAGGCGATGTAACAGATTTTATTGATACAGGTTCTTATATATTTAATGCATTACTAGGTGGCGGCATACACAAAGGGTTACCATCAAACAAGATAACAGCTATCGCAGGTGAAAGTGCAACAGGTAAAACTTTCTTTGTATTAGGAATGTGTAAAAACTTTCTTGACCAAAATCCAGATGGCGGAGTTATATTCTTTGAATCAGAATCAGCAATCTCAAAAGAAATTATTGAAGAACGAGATATTGACAGTACTAGAATGGTTGTTATGCCAGTTACTACTGTTCAAGAATTTAGACATCAAGCTCTAACTGTATTAGAAAAATATATAGAGCAAGGAAAGTCTGAAAGAAAACCATTATTACTTGTATTAGATTCTTTAGGTATGTTATCAACTACTAAAGAAATTGAAGATACAGCAGACGGAAAAGAAACTAAAGATATGACAAGGGCACAAATAGTTAAGGCTGCCTTTAGAGTACTCACACTAAAACTTGGGAAAGCAAAAGTTCCCCTTATAATAACCAACCACACGTATGATGTTATCGGTAGTATGTATCCTCAAAAAGAAATGGGTGGTGGATCAGGCTTGAAATATGCAGCAAGTTCCATTATATACCTATCTAAAAGAAAAGAAAAAGATGGTACAGAAATCATTGGTAATATTATTCATTGTAAAAATTACAAATCCAGATTAACAAAAGAGAATAAAGTAGTAGATGTTAGGTTAACATATGACAAAGGTTTAGATCGATACTATGGTCTATTAGATTTAGCATTAAAATATAATATATTTAAACAAGTTTCCACAAGAATAGAATTACCCGATGGTACTAAGACCTTTGGCAAAACAATAAACAATGATCCAACAAAATATTTTACTAAAGAAATATTAGAACAGTTAGATAGTGTTTGTGGAAAAGAATTTAAATACGGAGATGTAATTGAAACAGAACTACCCAAAGCCACACAAAACGACAAGTCCTAAACACAACGAAGATTATATCTTTGTAGAAGTGTCAGGAGAGGATTTCACTGGTCTTAAATTGATTAGTGGTCCTTATGCAAGCATAGCATACAAGTATGGCAATGTAGGATTTGCACCTGAATCAGAAGCAGTTGGTGACAAGTTGCCCATGAAATTTGATTACACAATCATAGAAAATAAAATTCAAGCAGATACAGATAGTCAAGAGTTTATAAACCATATCGGTGATATATTAGTTGTGTTGTTAGATGATAAAATGAAAGAAAGGGAACTTGATGGAAAGAATTGAACGAACGGCACTTAAAAATTTAATTCACAATGAAGAATATTGTAGAAAAGTTTTACCTTTTATTAAAGAAGAATACTTTACTGATAGATTAGAGAAGTTATTATTTACAGAAATCTATAAGTTTGTAAACAAGTATAACAATCTTCCAACAAAAGAATCTTTATCAATTGAAATTAATGGTAATAGAAGTGTTAATGAAGATGAATATAAAAAGATTACAGATATATTATCTACATTAAATCCAGAACCTATTAATCTAGAATGGCTTGTAGAAACAACAGAAACATTTTGTAAAGATAGAGCAATACATAATGCAATACTCGGTGGCATTCAGATACTTGATGGTAAAGATAAAGACCATACTCCAGAGTATCTTCCAGAAATGTTATCAGAAGCATTATCAGTATCCTTTGACCAAAAAGTAGGGCATGATTATTTACTCGAATCAAAAGAACGATATGATTTCTATAGAAAGAAAGAAGAACGAATAGAATTAGATTTAGATTTCTTCAACAAGATTACAAGAGGTGGTATTCCATCAAAGACTTTGAATATCTGCCTTGCAGGTACTGGTGTTGGTAAGACAATGTTTATGACACACCTTGCTTCATCTATATTACTACAAGGTAAAAATGTTTTATACATTACTATGGAAATGGCTGAAGAAAGAATTGCAGAAAGAATAGACGCCAATCTTTTAAATGTAGGCATGAGTGATTTAGAAGAACTGCCATATGCAATGTATGAAACAAAGATTAACAAACTACAAAACAAAACAACAGGTACTTTAATCATTAAAGAATATCCTACAGCGTCTGCTCATACAGGTCATTTCAAAAATTTGATTAGTGAACTAGCATTGAAGAAATCATTTAAACCCGATATCGTATTTATTGATTATCTAAATATATGCTCTTCATCAAGATTCAAAGCAGGCTCAAATGTTAATTCATATACTTATATAAAATCAATTGCAGAAGAATTAAGAGGGTTAGCAGTTGAAAATGATTTACCTATATTCTCTGCTACTCAAACTACAAGAGGTGGTTTTGTAAGTAGTGATGTAGGATTAGAAGATACCTCAGAGAGTTTTGGTCTTCCTGCAACAGCAGACTTTATGTTTGCTTTAATCTCTAGTGAAGAACTAGAAGAAAAGAACCAGATAATGGTTAAGCAGTTGAAGAACAGATATAATGACCCAACGGTCAATAGAAAATTTATCCTTGGAGTTGATAGGTCTAAAATGAAATTTTATGACGTAGAACAATCAGCACAAGAGGATATAGTTGAGAGTGGTCAATCGGACGCTTTATCAACGAATAACAAATTTAAAAAATTAGGTCAGTTTTCTGACTTTAAAATATAGAAAGGAGAATAAATGGCACAAGGTAAGATAAAATGGTTTGACCCAAAAAAAGGTTACGGATTTATAACGCCTGATGATGGAAGTAAAGATGCATTTTTGCATATTTCAGCATTAGAAACAGCGGGAATCAGTCAACTAGAAGTTGGACAAGCAGTATCATACGAACTTGCTGAACAGCGTGGTAAGCAATCAGCAACAGAAATAACAGTAATATAAAGGAGTCTATTATGGCTATAACTATTGACGGAAAACAATATGACGAAACTAAATTGGATGACAAGCATAAGAATGCTATCATTCAAGTGCAAGCAGCACAAAATAAATTAAAACAACTTCAAAGTGAGTTTGAAAATGTGCAAGTATTGATTACACACCACAGTAAGTTTTTAACAGAGAATCTTCCTGCATCAGCTTTAATTGAAGAAGCGGTAGAAGTAGAAAATGTTGAAGCAGAAGTTGTTGAGAAGGCTGAGTAATGGCAAGGAAAGTCAACACTAGTATAAAGTATGAAAAGAAACTGAGTAAGTACAAGGGTACTATGAGGTGGTTAGTCATTGAACGACCAACTGGTAGTATTCTCAACGCTTACACCTTTGAAGATGAGGCAGAAACAGTTGTTGACTTTCAAAACAAACATAAAGTATGGGCAGCACATGGTGGCTTACCTACTTATATAACATTAGGTAAAATATGAGTGAACAAAGCAAACGATTCTATGAAATATTAGACACGATAAAAGACCTACATGACGCCAAGAAACATGATTATGGAAATGCAGATGTATTTGCTAATTTCAGACTATCTGAGTTAGCAGGTATATCTCCTTGGAAAGGTTCTGTTATTCGCATGGGTGACAAGTATGCTCGTATAAGTAATTACATAAAGAAGGGTGACTTTAAATTTAAAGAAGAAAGTATTAAAGACACACTTATGGATATGGCGATATATAGTTTAATAACCATTGTGTTGTATGAAGAAGAAATGTTTAATGCACATATTAAAAATTTCGAAGAACAAACAAATAAGAAGGAGAATAAAGATGAGTAGTAACATGGGACTAATAATAACCGATCCTGCTACAGATGTAAAACATAGTGTAGATGGTGATACTTTAATGGGTGGTGATTTTTCTAAGACAATAATGGCTTCAGATAACACAATATCAGATGTGCAAATTAGAAGATATCATAAAATTGCTATGGGTATGGATTGGCAAGATGGTTGGTATTCAACACCAGAAATGAAAGCAGAAGCAAAGACATCAGGTTATAAACACATTCCCTTGGGTGGTAGTGATACTGAAGTAATTGAATATGATATTGAACAAGATTGGGTTAAAGAAATTTGGGATGAAGTAAATCCATCACCTGGTAAAGGTGCTTGTGTTTTACTTAGACATTATCTTAATGGTCATAGTGCAGGTCAATCAGGCGGCATTCATGTTGATGGTTGGACAGGAAATCAATATACAGTAATTGTATATCTAACTCCAGATTGGCGTCCAGAAGATGGCGGCTCATTAGAGTTATGGACACCTAATCTTAATGATGAACAAAGAGCAATGGCAATCAATACACCTTATGGATTTGGTAAGGGTAGAGTGCCAGAAATGAATATCATTAAATCATATTGGCCTAGAACAGGTCGAGTTGTAGTATTTGACTCTAGATTACCTCGTGTTGCAAGATCAGTAGAAGGTGATAAGTTTAGAGTATCTCTAGTATTCAAATGTCAACTTATACGAAATCATATTCTTTAAATAGTGCTTGACAATATCTCTCCTTTCTGTTATATAAATAGTATAAAAACTTGACATCTTGTTCAAAGTATGTTATGATATAAATATAAGTATAATATTAAATGGAGAGAGTGTAAATGAAAAGTTTTAAACAACATATAAAATTACAAGAGAGTTCAACGACAGCTGCATTTGACATGGAAAAAGTCATAGTATCTGCTGCTGGCGGTCCTAAATTTAAATCTAAACTTATCAATAATTCTGACAAGGTTGGTGAGAAGATAATTAAATCATTAAAACTATCTGGTAAAGGTAGTTTTCCAAAAAACTCATATCCAGCAACATCAGAGTGGAATACATATTTTGGACCAGGTGGTGCCAAAGGTTCTACACTTACACCTAAAACAGATTTACTTGTAGGTAATAAAAGAATATCACTTAAAACAGGTGATGCCCAACTTATGTCGGGTGGTCCACCAGAGGCAAGAGCAACATTTTATAGTGCTGCAAAAAAGTCAGGTACATTAAAAAAACAATTAATAAAAGATTTAAGTAAACATATGGACAATCTTTTACCCTCAACAGACTTATCTAAAATGGGCATTAAAGGTAATAAAACAGATTTACAAAAAGCTGGTAAGTTTGCTGAAATAGAGATACTAAAAAAAGCAGATGACGCTCATCAAGCATTCAAAAAAGATTTAAGAAACGCATTTAGTAAAAACTCTGCGTTTGCAGAAGCATTCACATATGAGGCGATGACAGGTGACACAAAGTTTGGTAACAGTATAGGCACAGCAGAATTTTTCCTCGTAACAGATTATGGTGGAAACGCTAAAATACATAATGCTTTCAAAGATAAAGCTTATGTAAAGAGAATAGCAAGTCAAGTTAGACCAGATGTAAAATTTAAATCTTCTCAGAATACATCAGCACAATTAAAATCACCAACTAACCCAACAGGCAAGACAGGTTTCTATACTTTTTGGTCTGCTGTTGGTGTGGGTGTTAAGATGGTTGTAAAAGAAGAATATGAAAAAGG